ATTTCTGTAGAGATTTTTTGTACTTGATCAGTTCGGTACGATCACCAGTTTTCGCCGCTTTCGCTTCGAGTTGCGCTAACTTTTGATCTACCGCACCAGCTAATCCAGCTGAACCGCTTGGTTTCTTTTCTGGTTGAGTGGCTGGCTTACGTGTCTGAATTTTCATTTGAGAGTCCAGTTTTGCAGCTGCAAAGGCGAATAGAACCGGGTCAGTAATCGCTGAAAGCTCTTGGGCTTTCTTCGGGTTTTTGCCCAGGTGATACATGATCAGTTCAGGGTTTTCGGCCGCATGAATCAAGATGCCTTGCTGGGTTGGTGTGAGCTTATCTTTTGCAGCTTCTTCTAATTCCTCAAAGTCACGAACTTTGGATGCTACATTTTGACGACGCTCTTCATAGCTTTGCATTTTCTGCTGCCATGCCTGCTTAGCTTTTTCTTCTTCAGCCTGTTTTGCTGCCTGTTGCTGTTCAACTTGGCGTTTTCGCTCATGCCATTGTTCAACTGCGCTTTCGAATTGATCTTCATCATAATCAAAGTCGGCAAGTTTTGGTTTAGGCCCAACTTCAATCGGCTTATCAGCTGGTTTAGCCTGTTGCACCTGAGCTTCTAGCTCCTTGATGCGTTTTCGTGCTTCCCGCTCTTTTTTACGAAGTTCTTTTACCCATGTCGGTGCTGGTTTACCGCTAAAGTCATCCTCATCGGATAACTCTGGTTCTTCATCACCAACCGTAATAACAAACTCTTCATCTTCTGACGTCTCATCATCAGACTGGTTTGATTCATCTTGGGCTTCTTCTGGATCTTCTTGATTTTCAACTTCCTGATTGTCTTCAATCGGGTCGATGTTATCTTCTTGATCCAGTTCTGTGCGCAGGTCTTCAATTGACATATTGCATTTCCTCGTTCTGTGTAGGCTGAACGGTTGCCTGTTGTGGTTGCATACCTAGTTGACTAATTGCTTCAAGCACTGCTTGTCGCTCATCCATATCTAAGCGCGTCATTAAATCGATTGCTTTGGCTTTGGTTTCTTCTGCTCTTGCTATCGCGAGTTCAGTGTCTGCCTGTGCCTTAATTGCGAGTGATTTATTCTTTTCGGCTTCTGACTGCAGATACAGCGTATTTGCATCAGGCTGCTGATTCTGAGCTTCTTGCGCGAGCTGCTGAGCTTCCTCTTTGGTTGGCTCTACAACGCCCATGCGCAGTAATTTCTTGCGGTAATATTCGCGGACTTCATTAACGCCCTCACCTTCCATATTCATCATAATCATGGATGACAGCACTTGCTGGTCCATTGGGTCTGACACAAGAGGAAGCATGTTAGTTAGAGAGCGTACGGTTGCATTTCGCTTACTGGTCGATGTTGGTCCAATGTCGATTGCGACATCAAACTTGGCTTTAGTTAAGTCATTTGTGTGCTCAACCTCACCAGAAGTCGGGTTATAAACAGGCTTGAATAACTCGATTGAGTCAATCTCGTCCTGATTCCCCACCGTCTTCATGGTCCGGCCATCTTCAACATAAAGCTCAGAGGCCATAGACAGCCAGATTTCACCAGATCGACGTACCGCTTTGGCAAAGTTCGAAATGTAGATGAAAGACTGCATATCCAAACGGTTTTGAATCATCTCGATTGCAACACCGCTAGTATTGGAAACAATCTCGTCACCCGATTCCTGATTACCCAGAATGTCGGATAAGTCCTGTTCAGTGACCTGAAGCAAGGCCGCCATTGCCGGCGGTACGCTTGGTGGTTTGGTGTAAGCCACTGGACCTTGAGCAACAACATTACCCATCGCATCTTTGAGCGGGTGAGCTAATAAGTACGGATAGTTTTGGATATTGTCATTCGCCCACATATTCGAAACGCCAGCAACCTGTTCAGGTGCTAGAATCGGCTTCTCAACACTGGATAGCGCACTGATTTCACCAAGCTTGGATAGCTGCATGTTCTTCAGTCGCTGAGCGTCCTTACAAAGCCGCACATGACCCATGCAACGCTCTACGTTGTCGATATACCAACGTTTGCCATACACGGGCACAATCGGGATGTGACGTCCTGCGATGTAGCCGTAATCCTCAAGAACACCAAGCCCCGACATAAGAAGCTTATGAACGCGCTTACGTTCAAAATCACGCACCCGGACTTGTTGTGCACCAGTTGCATTCAGTTCATCAAGAATGCTTGGATCCTCTTCAAGCTGTTCCGCTGTATAACGTTCTTCAGATCCGTCGATTAACCGGAAGATATGAATCTTCTCTTTAACCTTTTCGACCTTGTAGTATTCAGCGACATAAACAGAGTCTTTCGATGCCCAATCAAAGTGACTATTGGTAATCGTCTTATCCCAAGAAGATGGGTCTTGATCTTCACCATATTCCTCTTTGAATGCATCGCATGACATTGAGGTCAAAACAAAGCAGTATTTGGCATCTGCCTTATCCTGGCGTTTTGCATCCGGGTCAAAGAAAACACATGTATCGGCATCAAAAATAGGCTCTATTCTGATTCGCTGATGCTCGTTTTCTTCATCATCCTCATCTTCATATTCAGCACGTAAACGCCAAGCACCAAAGCCACCGCCTACCGCTTCCTCGAATGCATTGTCATAGGCTTCATCTGCACCAGAATCCTGCTCATCTGCCCGGTAAAGCTTTGCACAGGTATCGGCCAGATCATCATTATTCACGCCGTCTTTGCTAATAAAGTTCACACCAATGCGGTTATTGCGATACTCATTGATAATGCGAATGACAGCCAAGTGAATCTTATTGACTTCAAATTTAGGCTTGTTTTCAAACTGCTCGCCTAACTTGCCTTCCCACTGAGCCCCAGCAATAGAATAAAAACGACGATCCTCTAAGCACTGCTGACGTTCATCAGCAACGGCGCCTTGAGCTTTATCAAATTGTTTCTTTGCGGTTTCGTGGATTTTGGCAAGTCGATCTGCTTTATCAGTCACGACTTGACTCCATTTGATTACCAACGATTGACTGTTGGGATTGGATTGATTGTTATTTCTTTTGGTTTTCCGACTAAGCCCTTGCGAATAGCGTAGCGTCTCATCATGTAGGCATAACGCGCTGCATCAAGCACATCCTCACCAGATTTCACGATCTTGCCTTTATCATCGCGATGGTATTGCAAGAACTCATCCAGAAATGCACGTAGGCCCTTAAATACCTTAAATCGGCCCTTGCGCATTAAATCCAGAATCTCAAAGAGACCAGCTTCAACACCGTTAGATCCATCAGGCCATGTGGCATGTTCAGCCAGCATATTGAAGCCAGCTTCCTGATAGTAAGACTTCTGCTGCTTACCTGAGCCTTTCTCAGTCTGTAGACCATCTAGCGGCCATGCAGTCGGTACACCTGCTGCCCACGACTTAACAGAACCCCAAGCATCGTTTGGCGATACCTGGCGCTGTTTCCATGCATGAGTGACATAAATCGTTTCTGAGTCCATATCAATAGCAAGTTGAACTTGTGCCTGCGGGTGATCCCAACCAAAGTCCATGCCATCGATGACCATCCAGTGATCTGGAATATCAAACGGATCGCAAGTGATGTAATCCTCACTCAGATCGTAAATACGGCCATGACCAAGCATTGGAATACCTTTGGTACGCATTTCACGCTGATGCGGTGGAAACGATGCCAGAAGCGTTTCTTTAGTTTGCTCGGTTAAGTGAGTGACATCATCCCAGCCTGCACGAATCAAATACTGACCTTGGCTTGGTGTATCCATAAACTGAACAACCAACTCAGTACGACCATTCTCGGGCGTGAATGTCAGAATACCTCGGCCACCTTGGCCATTGTCACCGGTCGCCGTACGTGTCAGAACCTGCGGGAAAATGGTTTGGTCTCTTGGCTCCTCATCGATGTGATACCAGTCAACCGAGTCACCCATCAAAGCATGCTGCCCTTGCGAGTATGACCAAAGCTGAACTTTTGACACCTGGTATTGAACATCGCCACCACCACCATGACGCACATAGATTGAACGCATAGCATTGGTTGTGCCTGTCATTGACTCATGCTCAAGAATGTATTCTGGTGGAATTAATCCACTCTCCCAGCGATTCTCTACACGACGACCAAAGATAGGCGTTTGTAATAGATCTCGGCATTTCTCACCAGAGTAGCCAAGCAGCCAGATTAATGGTGCATGATCAAATGCATGACCATCCCACCAGTCTGGGTAATGCCCAAGCGCATGGATCGTATCAACGTACGTTCCTGTCATGGTTTTACCAACACGGTTGGCAGCCATAAGCATGACTTGTGAATATTGTTTTGAAGCCTGGATCATTTCCCGTTGGAATGGATAGAGCTTTTCACCGAATGAGCGATATTTATAAACTTCCTTTCGACGCTCTTTTTCTTTAAGCAATCGAAGCAGATCAAGCTTCTCCTGAAGTGTTGGCATTCATATATCCCTGCATCAATTCAAAAATTTGCTTGTCTAAATCTGCTTCAGAGACAGTCATTAAATCCTTGCCGTCTTTCCCAGTAATTTCTTGTCGGTTGGTGAATTGGCCACCTAGATCTTGTGCTGCCTGCTTCAAAATATTTAGAGACATCACCACATTTTTGCTATTTTTAGCCAGCAATTTGTCATATTGCCTCAATCGAAAGTGTTTATTACCGATCGGGATATCAATCAAACCTTCATCAAACTTCTTGCGAGTTTCATAAAAAAGCTCAACGTATTTTTTACTTAAATTTCTGCCTGAGTATTTTGTTGGGTCATAGTTTTGACACTGGCTTCGTGTGACTTCAATGTCATATTCTTGCTTGACGAGAGTGACAACTTCTTGAGGTGTATCACGGCATGCAAGAGCTTGAACTATAAATATTTTCACAGGCTCTGATAATGCTGCCATATTCTCCCCTTTGTACTGCTACGTACAGCAAAGCAGGCAAAAAAATTAAGCCAACTTCAATAAACACGTACCGCATGCATGAGCAATATTAGCCCGAGATATAGTTGGACCATCATTTGCAAGCTCTACCATTTTTTGGACATCTGGTGATGCACCGTAACGCTGGACCACACCGTGGAATTCTTCAACATCGTGGCTTCTCATTGTTAGTGATGCTCTACCAAGTGAATCAAACATAGGTCCGTTCTGACCTTCTTTCTGCGCCAAGTGATAAAGCTCATGTTCAATCAAAGCCATGAACTCAGAATCACTGCATTCAGCACAGTAATGAGCATCAAGCGTAATCAATGCCTTTGGCAGAAAACCAAACCATTTAATCATCTGAGCTTCTTGTCGATACTTCTGCCATCCACTCACTTTGAATTGAATCAACTCAGCCTGACCAAGAACACGACGACCACGTTTTACAAATGCAGAATCACACCAAAGGAAAGCCACACCATCATGTTCAATTAAGTGTGCATGATCCTCATTAAATAGCTCACTGTTCTCATTCAGGATGTAGAAGTGAAGCCACTCATAAATCTCTTGTGCTGGCTCAAATAAGGATTCTTCACACCATTCATGCTCAAGAAGTTCTTTTGGCGGATATGGTCTTTTCATAATCTTCAGCCATTAAAAAACCTCCCGAAGGAGGTCTTATTTAGAAATTAGACGTAAAATTTATAAAGCAAACTTCCTGCCCTTTCTCTACTGGGTAGAATACAAATTTAGGCTTGTATTGTTCATCTCGGCTGACCTCCACCACCATGGAGCTAACATCCTTAATCCCAAACACTTCAGCCACATTTTTACCTTTTGTTATTTCATCGTCTTCACTTAGTGTATAGATGTCAAGTTCAGGGTTTAACTTTTGAAGTTCTTTAATTAAGTCTTTTACTTTCATTTTGTATCACGTGATTATTTTTGGCATTTTAGAATAGCTGATTACTTAGCTTATCTCTACACACCACTTCAAATCATCCGGCACAGTCAGAAATACATTTAACTGAGTCACAGCAAAGTCATGCACGTAATTCAAATACTCAGTCATCTGCTTCACTGTTGCCTTAGTTGTACTGCAAAGTCTTATCACTTGCTCTGCAATCACCCGGTATTCTTCACACTCATTCTGCTTAA